GGCGTTCAGCTCGGCCGAGTTGGCCGCGCTGCCGTCGGTGACGAAGGCGCGCGAGCTGTAGTGCACGGTCGCGGAGCCGTCGGTGGCGATGGTGGACGTGCTGTCGGACACCAGGTGGAACTGGATCGTACCGGCGGAACCGCCGGTGATGATCTCGGTGTCCACGGTGATGACCAGGTAGACCGGTTCCCCGTTGCCGATGTCGCGGGCCACGCCGAGGTCGATGATGTCGCCCACGTTCTGCGGGCTGGAGCCCGCGGTGAGGGCGACGCTGACCGCGTCGCAGAAGGTGTTGAGTTTGTCGACGATCATGGTGCTTTCCTTTCTGCAGCGTGGATCAGGACACCGTGGACTCGGTGATCGTCAGCGCGTCGGTGCGGTGCACCGGGATGTCGTCGAACACCATCACGCGCTTGCCGGCCACGGACTCCCAGGTCAGGTTGCTGGAGACGCGCTCCAGGATGCCCAGACGCAGGCACTCGCGCAGGCGCCGGTTCATGTAGAAGCCGAAGCGCTTGCCGCCGAAGCCCGGGATGCGCTCGGTCGCGGCGATCATCGAGTTGATGAGCGCCTTCTGCGCGTTGGCGCGGTCGGACGCGGAGCCGTCGGTCAGCAGGGTGCTGATGTCGATGTTGGCGACGCGCACGGCGTAGCGCCAGTCACGCACGGAGATGCCGACATCCCAGCGGTAGTGGGAGCGGTACGCCTCGAAGCGGCCGCCACCGACAGCGCCGCCCGAGTAGCCGGTCGCGTTCTCCACCGTCACCTGGCCCTTGTCCGTGAACTGCAGGCCGGCCTTCGACCCCTTCGGGTAGATGCCGTGCACAGAGTCCGTGCCCCAGCCGATCAGCCAGACGCTGGTCAGGTCGGAGCCGGAGCCGCCGTGGTTCACGATGTTGTCGGCGTTCTGGGCCGACAGGCTGTTGTAGCGCGGGGCCAGGCCGATGAACTCTTCCTCGGCCGAGGCATCGCCGTAGAACAGCGTGCTGGCGAACTCCTGCGACATGCCCTCGATGTGGGCCTTGTCTTCGGAGAGGCGGAAGGCGGCCGTGTTGCCGTTCAGATCCGCCAGGGCCTTGTCGACCTCGGCGTAATCTTCGAGCATGCCGCACGAGTCGGTGACCTGCACGGTCGTCGACTTCGTGGGCTGGACGCCCTGGTAGAGGCGCCGCCACGTCGGGGCCGGCAGACCGGTGCGCACGGTGTGCTTGTGACCGGTCGGCAGGTTGCCCTCGATGAACGGCATGTCATCCAGGATGGGGTTGGTGGCGTTCATCAGCTCCGCGATGGAGTCGATGTTGCCGTTCGGATCGGTGCGCTTGGCCACGTCCAGGAGGGTGGGCCAGATGGTGCTGAGGACAGCCATGTTGAATACCTTTCGTTGGTCAGTTCATGCCGGGGAACATCTTGCGGGCCGGGTCGACCTGGGCGCCTGCTTGCCCCGTTCGAACCATCCCGTCTTCGCTGACAGCCTTGCCGACCTTGACGAAGAACTTCACCACCGCGGGGTGATTCCCCACGCCGGTGGAATCCAGCAGCGCCTTCAGCTCGTCAGAGCCGAACGCATCGCGCGCCTTGCGCGCCACCGCCAGGTTCTCTTCGAGCTTGTCGCCACCGATTTCCTTGTCGGTCTTGACCTGCTCGGCCCAGCCATTGACCATCTCGACGTGCCGTTCGGCCTGCCGCTGTGCCATCTTCACGGCAACATCGGCCACCTTCTGCGCGCCGGCCTGGTCGAGGCCGAGTTCCTTGGCGATCCCGCTGAACTCGGACACCGCTTCCGTGTCCAGTTCCATGCCCTCGGGGCCCTTCAGCTCGTAAGCCTCGGGGACCTTCGCGGGCGGTTCAGCCGGCTTCTGGTCCGCGGGGTCCGGCGGCTGAGCGCCAGTCGGGTCGGTCGTCTTGCTGTCCTTCGCGTCCCCACCGGCCGGAACTTGTGTGGTGGTACCCGCGTCGATCACATCGCTCATCACTTGGTCCTTTGCTCAGAGAGCAATCTGCTGAACGCGTCAGGAGTCGCCGTCTGTAGCTCCGCGGTCAGCCACAGTCCGACATCACGACGGCCTTCATTGAAGGCCATGATGCTGCCGGAGTTGCTGAACGACGTGCGGAACAGGCCTACCCTGTCCAGCACCCGAGCCACAATCCGTCGCCCTTGGGCGTGACCCATCAGCCACTTCAAGTCGGCCAGATCTTGCTGGCGCTGGGATGCCTGAAGTGCAGCTTGCGCTGCCTCGGCCTCTTCGCGCCCGCGCAGGTCGGTCGGGTCTTGTTGTGCTGACATTGCGTGCGGAATGTAGCGCGCTCTCGCGCGTGCATGGATACGGTCAGTAGGTGGCGGCCGCCGGGGTGTTGTAGCCCATCAGCCCGTTCATCACGTCCTGCACGCCCTGCACGTCCGTCTCGCCCATGGTCTTGGCCGTGTCCGCAGCGACCGGGGCGGCGGCCGCCGCCTGCTGCGCGGCCATCTGCTGCGCGCGCTGTTCGCGCAGGGTGGCCACCGCGTCGTCCGGCACGATGATCTTGGGGTTCACTCCGTACATCTCGGCGTAGTCGTCCACCACCTGGTCGAAGTCGACCTTGTCGACAATCTCAGGCTTGATGGCCGCCAGCTGGCCGACAGCGCCCAGCAGGCGGTCGACGCCCTGCGCCGCCACCGCGCGCTGCGCCTGCGCCAGCACGCTGATGAAGTTGACCTTCAGCTCCATGCCCTGCATCTCGGGCGGCGCGGGCAGGAGGATGTTCGCGGCCAGCGCTCGGTCGAACGTCAGGTCGATCAGCGGGGACAGCAGCTCGTTGTGCAGGCGCTCCAGCACGGGGCCCAGCATCAGCAACTTCTCTTCGTGGCGCTCGGCCACCTCGGTGGCGGTCATCGCGCCCGTGTCGCCGTTGGCCAACATGAGGAACATGTCGGCGTAGTAGGCGCCGCGCACGCGTTCGCGCACGTCGTTGATGTCTTCGAGCAGGTGCTGCAGGTTCAGGTTCACGTCGAACGCGCTGCGCACCGCGTTGTTCCCGCCGCCGGGGTTGTCGACGAACATCACGCCGCCGGGCAGGCGCGAGCTGGTCGCTTCCTTGTACGCGGTCGGCACAACGAGGGGTGGGTTGACCATGTAGTCGATGGCCTGACCCTTGCGCGTCTGCTGATGCTGCAGCTGCTTCACGTCGCCCAGGCACTCCATGCCCGGGCTGTGCCCGTAGGTGTCGTTGCTCACCACCTCCCAGCGCGGGGCCAGGACAGGGAACCGCTTGAAGCCGGACTCGCGCAGGAACTTGTCTTCGCCAGACGCTGAGCCAGGCTCGAAGTACAGCGACTCCCAGGGCATGTTCTTCGCGTCGCGCTTGCTGCTGTCCCGCCCGCGCCGGGGCTGGATCACGTGCACCACGTCCATCCACTGGTCGTAGGCCTGGCGCCGGTAGAGGTCGCGCACCGCCTGGCTGCAGTTCTCTTCGCCGAACTCGTCGACCATCTGCGCGACCGTCATCTGGAACTCACGCGTCAGCGTGTTCACCATGCCGGACGGGTCGGTGGCCAGGCAGTATTCGCCGATGGTCAGTGGGTGGTTGTGGATGACGTTCTCGAAGTCGTCCACGACCACGTTGGCTGCGGTGCCGAACAGGCCCAGCTCGGTGTACATGGTGTGCAGCGTGCGGTACGTGTTCGACGCAGCGAAGATGGAACGCAGCACGCGCGCCGTGTCGTGCAACCAGTGCTTGACCGGCGCGTGCTCCATCATGTCGCGGTCGTCCAGCTCCAGCGCGAACCAGGGGCGCGCGGGGCTGGTCATGCCGGACATCATGCCGGCAGCCAGGATGCGCGACGCGCGGATGGCCGTGCTGTCGACGATGTGGTTGTGCTTCTTGTCCCCGCGGTTGCGGTCAGACGAGACGAACCGGCCAGCGCGCGGCTGCTGGTACTCGCTGATCTCGCGCCAGTGCGAGATCCAGCTCGAACGCTCGTTGCGCAGCGCAGCGACGCGCGCCAGCGCACGGCGGCGCTTCGAGGCGAGACTGACATCGCCGGACGCGTCGGCCTGCACGTTACTGGCCCAGCAGGGTGGTGCGCGTGGTGGCCGGCGGCGCGGTGATGCCGGACGGACCCGTCAGCAGGGTGCCGCCAGCCATCATGCCGGGCTGCCGTGCGCGGTTGGCCTGCGCGCGAAACGCGGCAGCGTCAGGCGCTTTGGCTTCCTGCGGAGGGGGTGGGGCTGCGGGCATGCTGGGCTTGCTCAGGCACATGGTCAGTCCTTCGGTCGGTCATTCGGTAGATGCGCGCGCATTTTCATGCCAGATCGCGCGCCGATGGATACGGGCTACTTGTAGGGGTCGTAGGCCAGCACGGCGGCGGCGCCCACCTGGTCGCCCCGCAGCGCGCGGACGGCGGCCACCTTCGGCATGTCGATGGCGGCCAGCACCACGGCGGTCGCGCGGTCGGGGCTGCGCCCGACACGCTCGATGATGTCCTCGCGCGACTCGACCTGGATGGTGAAGCCCTTCAGCTCCCACTTGGGCGCGCAAAGTTCCTTCAGCAGCTCGTCGTCCGGGGGCAGCGTCACGCCCTGGTCGTACTGCGGATCCAGCAGCTCGCGCATGCGCCACCACATCTCGCTGCGCTGGTTGTGGAACGTCAACCGCCCGCTGCGGTCGGTGCCGCGCGCCTTCTCGCTGCCGTTGAC